AAGTGGGCAGACGATCTAATAGAAGAACTGATACGCTTTCCTAATGCTGCACATGATGACCAAGTGGATGCCCTCACTATGGCAATCCACTATCTGAAGGACTCATGGCACCTGACACACCCTGATGATCCAGAGTATGATGACGAACCTAGAGAAAAACCAGCTACTTACTGGAATGTATGATTTGGGAAAATGAAGAAAGTATGCTATAATAGTAACAATGAATGATCTTGAAAGAATAATACATATCTTAAATACGGTACCGCTTTACAGATGTAAAAACGTAGATTATTTAGTAAATTTAGTTTTACCGGCAATAAGAAATAATCAATACTTAATTATATCCAATAACGAGACTCCTTTATATTTTGTTACTTGGACTTTTTTATGTAAGAAAGCCTCAGATGAATATGAAGCTAAAGAAAGATTATTAAGGATAGAAGATTGGAATAGTGGTGTTATACCGTGGATAATAGATTGTGTGTGTCCCTATGGTGGTATTTTTCCTGCACATAGAGAATTAGTAAAAATTCTCAGGGATTCTGGTGTAAAGGGAAAAGTAAGATTTTTTAGATATAAGAGGGGAAATAATGAACTTCGTTATATTAGAGTTTAGTAAAACTAAACACAACCTTTATAATAATTTAGATTATTTAGGGCTGAACCCCTATGAGCAAAGACATTTTTGTTTTCATGGCGGAATGGGCGATCCCGGTGGAGGTGAAGGTAGCGAAGCAGAAGGAACTGGCGGCGGCGTTGACCCCGGTGGAGAAGAAGAAGCTGGTTATGATATAGGTTTCTCATCAGCAGCCCAAGAGGCATCAGCAGCAGCAGCCGCAGCAGCAGCCGCAGGAGATGGACAACAGGACATGGGTCCAATGGGTTGGGCGCTAGACCCATTTACGCAAGACCTTTTTGCAGGAATAGTAGATGCATATGGAAATCCTAGAGATTTTCCTGTGCCTACTCCCAGAGCGCCAAAGGAAAGAAAACTGCTTCCTAAAATGAATACTGCTGGGCTTGGGGTAGACCCAGTGATTGAAGTGCTACCCAAAATGGATAGATTGGTTGACAGAGAAACAGCAGCAGACCTAGGTAAAAATTATTTAACAATGCTAACTGAAGCTGGGCTGACAGCGGCGGAAACCAATGATGAGGATTTAAAAGATCAAATACAAAAAGAACTTGACAGAGGTGCATTAGCTGATTATTATCAGGACTATGGTCTGATGAATATGCTTGAAAATGTTGGCTTTAAAAGTTTTGGTACAGGCTATCGTGGTAAATATGAAGCACGAACAGGAAAATCAGTAACCAGAGATCAGTATGATCCTAACACAATAACTGGCGCAGGTACAGATGAGCGTTCAGCAACCATATCTTTATTTAATCAGTTTGCCTTGGCAAATCCTAATATGACAGCAATGGAAGCTATGGCAGCATTTAACGCCACACAAAGTCCAGATGCTCAAATTTCTGCTGTAGACTTGGGTATGCTAGGATACGATCCCAATGCTCCTGCTGGACCTCAAGCACAGGCAAACGAAGATGAAAGATACAGAGGTTTTGTTCAGGGTCTGGGATTAATAGGCAAAGGCGTGGCACTTGGTCCAGTATCTGTTGCTGCCGATATAGCACTTAGTGGTAAAACAGGTGAAGAGTCTGTTCTTGGTATTTTAGGAAAAGAACTAAATGACCAAACTGGAATCCCCGATATGATTGAGAGTGCTTACGATCAATTCACAACTGATCTTGGAAAGGCACGAGACACAGTTGTAGATGCTGTACAAGAAAACATTGTTGATCCCGTATCTGAGTTTTTCTCACGAGGTCTGGATACTCCTGAACAAGCTAGTATAAGTAATTTTGGCAGGGCTGAAGAAGCTTTCTTTGATCCTGTTGATATAGGAAATCCTTATGCAGGTTTAAGCACTCCTGAATTTGAAGCTCAAATAGCATTTGAAGAATCTCAACGAGGTCTACAAGCAGAAAAAGAAGCTGCGCCGGGTTCAGACGCTGCCAATCAACTAGCTGAAGCTCTAGAGAATGCAGCGTATTATGACTCGCTTATGAACCCAGCCGCTGTTTCACCACCAGAACCGGGATCATTCTTTGAGGGACTTGATCCAAAAGAAACACAAGATTATATTGACAGGGTAACAACCCCGGAAGGAGTTAAGTTGGTAAGAAAAACACGAGCGCCAGCGCCCCGTCCACCAACAGTGTCTGAACAGGTTTCTGCCCCAAGAACCGGAAACTTCTTCCCCGGCAGCTTTGACAGACCAACCGCCACACCCAGAACAAGAACACAAACTATAGCAGATATTTACGGTTTTAGTGAAGAAGATGCTGACAGAATGTTAGGAATCGCATAATGGCAACAGAACGCAATCCCTTTGATCGGATACCAGAAGAAGAAACAAATGTAGTTCCTCTTGCTCCTGAGACGGAGGATATTGATGCTACCTTTGAAGTTGCTGAAGATGGTGGCGTTATTGTAGACTTCTCTGAGAATGTGGAGATGATGGCCTCTGAAGATATTGCCGAATGGTATGGCAATATGGCAGAGGATATGGACGAAGATGATCTGGTAGATATTGCCAATGATGTAATAGAAAACTTTGAGGCTGATAAAGATTCCCGTGCAGAGTGGGAGTCCATGTTTGAACGTGGCTTTGATCTGCTGGGCCTGAAGCTTGAACAGGGTTCCGAACCCTTTGAGGGCGCTTGCACCGCTGTACATCCCCTCCTGATTGAGTCGGCAGTCAAATTCCAATCCAAGGCATCCGGGGAACTGTTCCCTGCCAATGGTCCAATCAAGGCACAGATCATGGGCAAGTCCACACAGGAAAAAGAACTACAGGCAAACCGTGTACAGAACTTTATGAACTATCAGCTTACCGAACAGATGCCTGAATACTTTGATGAGTTTGAAAGGATGCTGTTCCATCTACCGTTGATTGGTTCTGCATTCAAGAAGCTGTACTATGATGCGACTGTGAAGCGTCCCAAGTCAGAGTTTATTCCCATAGACCAGTTCTATGTATCTTACTACGCAACTGATCTTTCCAATGCAGACCGCTACACACATGTAATCTATCGCAGCCCGGTGGAACTACAACGAGACATGAGGGCTGGTGTATATGGAGATGTTGAGCTAGGCTCTCCTGCTTCTTATCCCAGCACTCCCTTCAGTGAGAAGATGGATACGATCATTGGTCTGTCCCCCACATCAGACCATGATCCACAGTATGTTCTGCTGGAACAGCACTGTTATCTTAATATTGAAAATGAAGAAGAAGCCTGTCCCTATATCGTAACTGTTGAACAGCAGTCCAGACAGGTATTAAGTATTCGTAGAAACTACAAGCAAGATGACCCGAACAAAGAAAAAGTTAATCACTTTGTACATTATAGATTTGTTCCCGGCTTTGGTTTCTATGGATTGGGCCTTATTCACTTCCTTGGCAATCTAACAATGAGTGCAACGGCAGCTATGCGTTCCCTCATAGATGCTGGACAGTTTGCCAATTTGCCGGGAGGATTTAAGGCCAAGGGAGTAAGGATGGTTGGCGACAACGAACCTATTTCTCCCGGCGAGTTCAAGGAGGTTGAGGCAACTGGTGTAGATTTATCAAAGGCTATTATTCCCCTTCCCTACAAGGAGCCTTCCTCTACTCTATTCCAGATGTTGAATTTCGTGGCTACTGCTGGTCAGAAGTTTGCGGACAGCACGGAGCAAGTTATCTCCGATGCTGCCTCCTATGGACCCGTTGGAACTACTATGGCCTTGCTGGAAGCAAGCAGCAAGTTCTTCACAGCAATTCATAAGCGACTGCACAAGTCCCAGAAAGACGAGTTTCGTATTCTTGCTCGTATTGACTATGACTACCTTCCCGATGAATATCCATATGATGTTCCTTATGAGGATCGTAGCATCTTCAAGAATGACTTTGATGGACGTGTAGATATTATTCCGGTATCTGATCCTAACATTCCCAGCAACGCCCATCGTATGATGATGGCGAACATGGCGCTGCAAATGGCGCAGCAGTCTCCTCCGGGTATGTTTAATCTGGAAGCCCTGAACAGAACAATTCTTAATGCTTCCAATATGCCAAACGTGGATGAGATACTTCCACCAAAGATTGAGCCTCAGCCGCTTGATCCTGTATCGGATATCATGGCAGCAACAAAAGGTCTGCCTATTTCTGCATTCCCCGGCCAGAACCATGATGCACACATACAGGTAAAGATGGCCTATCTGCAAGACCCGATGAACGGTGCCAATCCGATTATGCAAAGAATTACTCCAATACTTCAGGCAAACATTCAGGAACACTCTGTAATGAAATACCAAGAACAGATGGTTGGAGTTTCCGAAGAACTTATGAAACAGGCTCCTGATCAGGCTGGTAATCCTAATGTTGTTGAGATGGCTATGGCACAGGCAGCACAACAGGTGCTGAATGCTAATCAGGCAATGGGTCAGGCGCAGTCACCGGAACAACAGCTTGTTGCTCTGGAACAGGCAAAGGTTGAACTGGAGAAACAGAAACTTCAGTCTGATACAGTAACAGATGCAGCAGAGCTTGAGATTAAAAACAAAGAACTTGAACTTAAAGAAACTGCACAGATCATTGAAATGCTCAAGTCATCTGCAACAGCCAACTCCAGAGAAGAGCAAGCACAACTTAATCGTGAATCTAAAGAGGCAATAAAAGAAGCCGAACTAACCACACGTAAAGATATTGAAGAGGCAAAGATTGCCGCTGATATGTTAAAGAAACAAATGCAAGACGATAAAGAAATGGACATGGCTGCGCTTGAAAATCTTACGCAGTTTGCCAGTGAACAAATTAAGGAGATCACAGATGATGAAGAAAGGTAAAGGTTATCCTGAACATGTAAAGGATACCGGAAAAAGTTTTGGCGATGCCTATGCACAGGATGTTACAGGTGGTCGCAATGTTCGCTCTGTTCTGAATGAATGGGATGACTATTCTTGGAAAGCCGATGATAAAGGTAAAAAGAAATAGTGCCTGACATTTGGGACGAAGTAGTAACTGAGTACAACCAAGAAATTAATAAGTTGCGAGTAGCATTGGGTAACGGCTCTGCCGAAGATTACCCACACTACAGACAGCTTGTTGGTTCTATCTCCAGCCTAGAATGGGCTAGAGACAACTTAACAGAAATAGTAAAAAAACGTATTTATATGGAGGATGACTAAGAGTAATGCAACAAGTAGGTTTAGGTGGCGCACTAAAAAATGATATGTGGATAAATGAGGATGACGCCCCCGATCCGAGTCCACTACCCACTCTACCGGGATTTCACGTTTTAGTGCGCCCCGTTTCAGTAAAGAGTGTAACCAAAGGCGGTATTCTTATACCGGATTCAACCAAAGATGATATGTCATATCTCACCACTGTCGCACAGGTTCTAGCGTTAGGAGACTTGGCATATATGGATAAAGAAAAGTTTCCAGCAGGAGCATGGTGTAATGTGGGCGACTACGTATGCTATGGCAAACATGCAGGAACTAAATTATTTTACAAGGGTGTACGTCTAATACTCTTGTTTGATGATCAGATTATTATGAAAGTAGAGGACGCTAAAGACCTTGATCCAACTTTTAATCTAGGAAAAAGTTCTAACTAATTTGGGAAATCTACATTTTTGTGATATAATATAATAAACGTAAATCGTTTGTGTCGTTAACAACGGAGAGTAAAATGAGTAATGAAAATGATGGATGGGAAACCATCGAAGTTTCGGAAGATGCCAAGGAGGTTGATTTCGAAATAGAAGACGAACAGGAGCAACCAGTACAGGCAAAAGAAGAAGAACAACCTGAACAAAAGGTTGAGCCTGAACAGCCGAAAGAACTAGAAGGTATTGAAACCAAGGGTGCCGAAAAAAGAATCAGGCAACTTATCCGACAGCGCAAAGAACGTGAAGAAAAGATTGATGAGCTTATTCGACAGAATGAAGAGCTTCAACAAAATTTAAACCAGAAAGAACAGGAAGTAAATACTGTTGCTTCTCGTGGTGTAGGAGCTAGTGAAAAACAACTGACTCAGAATATTGAACTGGCACGTCAGGCTTATCTTCAGGCATTTGATGAAGGAGATAAAGAAAAGGTTTTGGCAGCACAGGAAATTCTAAATTCTGCTCAGGCTGATCTTAAAACCGTTCAAGGATATAAAGCTAATATTGCAAGGCGAATGGAACAGGCTTCTCAGGAAGAACAGAAAGAACCGGAGCTTGCACAGCAGACTCCAGTATATGATCCAAAAGCAAATGAGTGGGCGCAGCAAAATGATTGGTTTGGACAAGATACAATTAAAACCGCAGCCGCTCTTGCAATAGATGCTGAACTAAAAGGGGAAGGATATGATCCCAGTGATGACGAATTTTATGAAGAAATTGACCGCCGCCTTGAAACGGCCTTTGGTCAAACTTCAAACCGTGTGCAGGAAACTGAGGAACAAAGTAACTCAGGCACGTCAC